GGTAGAACACCAAATAAAACATCAGAACTTGAAGAAAGAAGTTGGGGAGCCTTTAAAATATACGGCTCAAAGGGCACAACCCTTGACGCCGGATCAAGCGGATCCCTATGCCAGTTAACATCAGTGGTTGCGATGTAGAGCTCATAGGCCGCAACAATGAAGGCATCTGAAGTTGTAGGGTCAAGATCGCCGCCGTTATTGATGTAGAGCAGCTTATTTTCATCATCGTAAAAATAGCCAAAAATGTCTGACGAGAGGGGAATGCTTGAAAGCTTTGTCGCAATGATAGGGCCAATGGTGCTCTTTAAATTCACAGCCGTCACAAATCCTGTCGCAAAGGGAGCCACATACACAAACGTCCCGTAAGCGCTCCACCCTATGACCCTCTTTTTTGGCGTCATCACCACCAAAAACTGCGTCTTTTTTGATTCGATTTGGAGGTTTTCGGAATATGTCAAAAGTCACCCCCAATAATGGCAACCTGATAGGGGAACCTGCTTAAAAATTTACCGTCTAAATTTAGATGCGAACTTCGTTGAATGGGATTTGGCCATGCCCTTTGCCAAGCGATATGAGAGGTCTCAATTCCTGTGTAGCCATTGGCCCACAAAACAAAATAAAAAGTTTCATCTCTTGGGAGAGCTGGAAGCTGATCAAAGTCAAACCAGATTTCCTTAAAGGCATTGGCAAGAGTGGTGATAGCTGATTTTATTTGAACATTTGTTGACGTGTAGACAAGACCACCAGGGCGTCCACCGTTATCTGAATAAATCCTCATCTCAAGGGAGGTAAAGACCGGATCATTATAGAGGATCATAAAGGTTTTTAAGCCCCTCAAAATAAAGGGCTCCACCCCCTCATCATGAAAAAGAACGGGGGAAAAGACCTGCGGGGAACCAGTAAAATCCCCCGTTTTTAGCCATTCCCCAAACACCCTTATCCCCATTTTAGAGCTCCTCCCTTAACTGCATCGAAAAAGAAAAATTATTGGGAGATTCGAGTAAGAAATTGGGATCGCTAGAAAATTTCACATATCTAGAATAGAAATTCTGAGAGCTACTAAAAGCTCCGTCAGGATCAAGGATGACAAAAAAGGGAACGGAGGTTCCCATCTTTTGAAAAATATCGTTAAAGACTTCAAGCTCAGAATATGTGAGCCCATTCCAATCAAGAGAAAATTCTTGAGTTTTTTCTCTTACACCTGAAAAAATTTGCCCACCTTCTGAAATAACCGATGTTGACCTATCAACAAACGATGATTTTAAGGGGAATTGAGCAGCACCACGCTGAGTTGAATAAAAATTCCCAAGATATAAACTTCCAATTTCAATAAACCCATTGGGGTTTGCAGAATCTTGAATTAAAAGCCTCCAATACCTAAGAGGTGTTGGACTGAGACCCGTCGGATTTATAAGAAGGATCGTTTTTTCGTTATAGGTAAGAGTGGTTTCAAATGTGGGGCTTGTCCAAGCGTCAGTGGCATTTGCTTGAAGTTTTAATGTGGCGCTTGAGCTAAATTGTATGGGAGCGTTTCTTTTTCCAATAAGAAGAAAGCACTGGGGGTTTGTGGAAATCCCTAGATCAAGAGTTAAAAATTCCTTAGTGTGGATTTTTAAAAAATCGGCGGTATAGGTAAGAGCCCCTGTCTTATCTGTACTTATGTCAAAGCCAATCACCGACGCTAATGTTGAAAGAACATCTGTATTAATTAATTCAAAAATCCCGCCACCACCCAAGCCGTCAGAGGTGACTTTTATTTTCTTAGAAATCAAATCTTGCGTGATCGTGTAAACAGATGCTCCCGCTACCTCAAGAGCCGCTTTGATGGCGGCCATTAACAAGACCGTAGAAGCATAATTACTCACAGCTATGGTGGCTGTGAGATCAACGGTGGTGGTTTCTCTAAAAATAAGTTTATTATTTAAAGAAGTGATCTCCCAAAACCCTTGAGTTCTCCAAACTTTTGACCTGCGCTTTTTATTGTAAACATTCACCGCTGGAAAGCTTGGATTCTCGCTTGAGGGAATGCCTTGCACCAGAATTTCAGGATCAATTAGGTTTTCAGCTAAGATTTTTACACTCATGCTGTTCTAAACCCCTGGCGATTAAGCTGCAAAATTGTTGAAGCTAGGTCTTTTTCTGAAATTCGTAAATTAACGACGAGCGTTTGATCCGATTGCACCTGTGGCTGAGTGGCAACTTGCCTTTGACTTGCAAGAGCTGCGAGTTGAGCATCCCGCTGATTTTTATCCACGAGAGTGACGCTTCCACCGCCGCCACCTTTCAAAAGACTTCCAATTAGGGGAATGCTGTTGGGTAAAATATCTACACCTGGAATTATTCCCCCGCCGAATACACCCTTAGATCCGTTGCCAAGACCTGTGCCTAAAAATCCTCCCTGACCAAAGAGACCTCCGCTCTCACCGCCACCGCCAAAGATATGGTTAATCCCCTCGGCTAGTCCTTCGATGAGTTTCTTCAAAAATTCGCCTGGGATTTTTAAAAATTCAGTTAGGAACTGACCAACAATTTGAGGAATGGCTTCGATGAATCTTCCAATCAAACGTGGAATGGCTTTTATGAGAGCTTCAATAATCTTTGGAATGTTTTCGATTAACGCTCCAATGATCTCAGGGATTGAAGCAATGATTGCAAAAATAAGATCGGGGATGTCATCAACTAGCGCATTGATGATGTCAGGAATTGATTTTACAAACTCCCTGATAATATTTGGCACTTGCCTTGTGAGCTCTATTCCAAATGCAGGAGCGGCCTTTATAATATTTGAAATAACTTGGGGGAGAGCTTTGGCAAAATCTTGGACAAACTTTTTAACTTCCTCCGGGCCTTTTGCTAAAAGCTCCAGCAGAGGGCCAACAACTGACCCAGCCCCTGGTAAAAAGAAGTCTGCAACAGCAGCGCCCGCAGCGGCCACAAGTTTTACCGCTCCTTGAGCACCCTGGCCAATCTGTTGAACAAGACCCGATGCAATTCCAAGAGCCTTATCTAAATTTGTTGTCCCTTTCGGGGTTTCTACCTGCCCAAAAAGTCCACCCACGGGATTCGCCGATAAAGCTCCGAGAACTTGCTCCCTTTGAGCTTTAGTGAGGGTTTCAATAACCTTGATTTGATTTTCAAGAGCTGCGGATCCATCATTTGCGGCCTTTACCTGGGCCTTGCCAACCGCTGCGATTGAATCAGCTAGGCTTTTTGATTTAGTTGAAATTTTTGAAAACTTATCGTCAACCGTGATGAAAGCATTTTTTGTTCCTTGAACAATGTTTTCAAAACCGTTATGGACTTTTTCTAACCCTTGGCTAATAGGGTTTGTGTCAATAGAGTTATTGAAATTATGGATCGCATCGATGCCATTCTTTAAACCTTGATTAAAATCTTCAACGTCGATTCCAAGTTTTTGAAATACTTTTTTTCCGAGAACAGTGTTGGATAGAATCTCAAAGGCATGAATGACTTGCTCAACAAGTTCTCCAGGCAATTTAATAAGGGCTCCAATGGATTTTTGAAGCAGAAATAAGAGCTTTATTACAATATCGGGAAGGGTAAGAAGAGCAACCTCTACACCTCGAATTGTTGTACCAATTCCTCCGATGGTGACGCGGATAAAATCAATGACAGGCGCTAGGGTTGCAAATGCCGAGATGATTCCACTTGAGATAAATTTTGTGATGGCAGTCGAATTATTAATAATGGCTTTTTCTAGAAATTCAAAACCATCTGCTGTTAATTTTAGAAGCCTCAAAATCACAGGGTTTTGAGTAATAATTCGGCCCGCCGCTTTTTCGACATCTTCAAAAGCGTTGCCGACCTTTTTGAGTCGTCCCTCGTAGGTATTGGCCGCAGCTTCAGCGGCCCCTGAAAACCTACTATTCACAAGGTCAATGGCAGCACCTGCTTGGAGTTGAGCAGCGGTCAACTTTGCTGTCGCAGGAACAAGACGATTCAGACGTCCTAATTGCCCTTCAAATGTTCGACCTAAAAGCTCTGTCGCACTCTCTAAACTTATCCCAAATACGGTGGATAGTTGAACTGACGCCTTGACAAGTTTTTCGGCTTCCGCATTTGAAACATTAAAGGCTTTGGCAAGAGCGACGTTTTTTAGGATGACATCGTCATTAATGCCCGTTGAGTGCTCTAAACTCTTTGCAAGGTTTTGAAAGTGTTGACTAGCTTCTGATGAAAAATCACCAGCAAGTTTTAGAGAAGTATTTAAGGCCGTTACTGCTTGCTCTTGTTTTTGAGCTGCCTCTGTTATGCTTTTTAGCCCCTCGATAAGTTCATGTCCTACAAGAACGGCAACAGCGGCCTTTGCAATTGTCTCTATGACGGCAATACTTTTTTCAATGGAGGAGAAACTTTGAGTAGCATTTTGGGAAAAGTTCTTTATGGCATTTTCAGCTGCCTGGGTGTTGGCCTTAATAATGAATTCGACTTCATTAGAGCCTGCCATTTTATCTCTTCTTTAAACTCTCGGCCTCAAGGCGCGAGATTTCAGAGCTAATAATTGTAAACGCCTGCGCCTTGAAGCTCGAAAGACTTTGCCCATCAAACCGATACCCAAGTTTTGAAAGCTGAAGACGCATGTTATATTCCATCAAAAGTGGGGCTGCTTCATTCACTAAGCTTAATTCCTTATAGGCCGCAGCCACTTGTTGCCTGATAAGGATTTCTAGTTTTTTGTTGGCGAAAATCCGTTCATCAAAATTTCAGCAACCATCAGCATTAATGTGCTGCAGTCCTGGTCATGGTGAAGGTCATCAAAGGATTCCAATTTTGTTCCATCGGTCTTTGTGACATCGACTTTCACATAGTGTTTTTTTGAGAGCTCAAGCATCTTGATAATGGTTTTCCATTTATTATCACCGGGCTTAACTTTTCCGTCGGGCGTGATGTCATAGCCGCACTCTTCAATGAATTGAAATTTTTCAACTTGAGTAGGCTTTAGAAGATGAATTTCACCTGCGAGATTTGAAGGACTTTCGATTCCTTCTCGATCTTTAAACGCCTTTGGAACCGGCCAAACAAAAGTCCATTTATTTTCATCAGTCATTTTTTACCCCTTTTTGGTTTAAACAAAATTCAAATACACTTCACCGGCACCCGTTGAATCCACATATGCCTCTAAATCAAAATCCACAAAAACAAGGCCATCGTTATCCACTGGCTTAAAACTTGTAACCACCGCTGTCGGAAGATACAGGCACCCGCATTTTCCAGGGATCCAGTTACCGCCGGATTTGGTTCCAAAGTTATAAAGAAACCGGGTGTTATCGCCTGCTCTTAAGCGTTTAAATTTGTCGGCGTCATATTGGTTCATGATGGCCGAGACACTCACCGTTACTTTCCTGTCTTTAATGATGGAGCCTGAGATTCCGCTTACGGCTGTCACATCTTTTATAGAGGCTTTACTATTTCCAATTTTAAAGCCGACTTTGCTTGCGTGGATCATGGCGGTTGAGGTGTTGTCCCCAATGAATAGCTCGTTATCTTTGGCGGCAAGCGGGTCAGCATTGTCATAACTTGGGCTGTACGGAGCACCTAAATTTAGTGGGTTATCCGATGTGTAGGTAAGAGCTCCCGTACTGTCAGCAGCTGTTGAAAATCCAATTTTTGTGGCAATTGAATTTGCCGTATTTGCACCGGTGTTCCATAGAAGACTTAATGTGGATCCAGTGCTTGTGACTGTGAATTTCCCGGTAGAGTGAGAATAACTGCAGGTAAAAGTATTTGCGCTCCCCAAACTGTTCAGGGCTGTCTCGATAGCCGAAGCAAGATCAACTGGATCCTTATAAACTTTTACCGCAAGAGTTATGACTCTGGTTGTCGCGTTATCTAAAAAATCAAGTTTACTTGTGGATGAGGTGATAACGATGGGATCAAAGAAGTATTGAATGCCATCTAAGGAATAGCTTCCGTTAATCAGATCACCCGCGCCAAAGTCAAAATTACTTTCAGTTACACGCACCCCGGCGATGAGCTCTATTGCTCCGCCGTTAGCTCTGTAATTCCATATCGAAAGTGTTGGATGTCCTGAATTTAAAGGTTTATAGAGGCAAGCTTTTCCAAGACCCACTCCTGTGCCTGGAGCGTTTAATAAATTAAATCCTAAAGTGATATCATCCCCTGAAACGCTTTGAACAACACGGATCGAATATCCATTGACTGGGTCTTTTATAAGAAGGGCCTGGCCCCTTTGAAAATTTGCACCGATTCCAGATCCAACTTTCACAACTGAAACAGTAGAGGCCGCAACCGTTGGGTACTGGGTACCTGCCAAAACTTCGCTTCCAAAGACAGCGCGCAAAAGTTGTTTAAAATTTGGAGCCTGACCCTCAACCCCTGAATGTCTGAGGTAGTGACTTATGGATGCCTTTGGTTCCTCAAGGCCAATGATACTTTTAGATGGCCCGATTGATGCCTTAATTTCTTTATTTTCAAGATTTGCAAAACTTGGCTCTAAACTAAACCCATCTTGAAGGGCAATAAAATCTGCAGGGGCCGCTGGCACTACAGGCACACCTTCAGTTGTCTCTTGCATGATGGCCATCACCGAACTTTTATTTGATAATCCCATTTTTATTCCCCCTCAAATATTTTGTTTCACTTTAAAACTGATACACCACTTCAAACGTAAGCCTTAAGGCCCCTATGGGCTTTTCGCCCTCTGAGGAAATTTCAATTTCTGTTTGGTTTAAAATACTCTCAATGACGTTTCCTCCTAATAGAGGGTCAGTATTTATGACATTTTCAATTTCAAGAGCCACGTCATCGAGCGCGTCATCAAGGTTGCTTGAGGCTTGGCATCTCACTTCAATTGCCAGCGAAAGCGTTCGCTTCAAAGGACTTGTCGCCACTGAAATTGGCTCTGAATGTTCTTCTCTTGCATAAACAAGAATCGCCGGGAGAGGAATCTCCCATAGGGGATTTGCCCTATTGCCAAAAACATTCTGGCCAGCTCCTGTTTGGCCTTTGAGAGCGTTGACTATAAATTCTCTGATGACCGCACGTTTATGACTCATTTTTGCAAGATAAGGATTGCTCCCCCTCCGCCGTCTTCCTGAGATTCGATGATGTTGTATAAATCTGTCCCTATTTGAACTTGATCACCGAACGTAGGTTTTGCATCTAGATCAGAAAGCCTTATCCCCAATGTTGGATGAAGGCTTGCCGTCCCAATTCCTTGGCCAGTATTCACTTCGACAAATTCTTTTTTAAAAACACCCCTAACAACAAAGGGGCTCCCACCATTTGGCATGTAAGTAAAAAGCACGCCAAAGGTGTTAACCCCAATTTTGTTGATAGAGTCCTCAACATTTGACCAATCCATTTTTTAGAATGATCCGTTAAGTCTTACTCGAACCAAGGCATCACCACTTAACGCTGCAACAACGGCCACACCGACAAGGGTGTTGCTTGAACTAGTTGTCGTTAAATTTTTTGCCGAATTATCCCAATAAACTTTTGCTCCTTGGGAAATGGCACCTGATGCCTTTGGGAGATCAAACACTCCTTCAAGTGCCGCCTCAACAGCAGCACCACTAGTGGCATCAAGAGATGCAACCCCAAAAACCGCACCTACAAGAAGACCTGCGCCACTAACAACTGTGTAGGGCGCAACCAGAGTGACTGTTTCTCCGAGTTGAATAAAATTTTTCATAAATCACCTCGCTTTTAAAATGTTTCAAAAAAATTCCTACTAATTTCGTAAACTTTAGACATTAAGCTCCGACGTTCTTAAAGATCCCGCGATAATCAATGGCCTTTGCTGCCACATCCAGACGGGCCTTCACTTCAACGCCGTCCACATCAAAACCATTTCTGGTCTCCATATAAACTCCGCGTTGACCGCTCAAATATCCCAGCTCCACGATGTCAATTTGGCCGGTGGCGGCAGCGATGTACCAGGCAGTTGAAGAATTTGCGTCAAGCCTCGGCTCAACAATCAAATTGTCAAACTGACCTGAGAAGGGATTTGCGTCTGCGGCTTTTGTAGGACGAATTTCTTGAGCAAGAAACTTTCTTGCTGTGGTTTCAAGAGCCGCTGGCACAATGAGGGTCACGGGCAAAAGATTTAAAACCTTCCCATTTGGATCTTGTTGGAGCCTCATCTTGGCTCTTGCCTCAGTGAGTGTGGTGTCACTGATAAATCCGGCTGTTCCAAGATTATTGTGGCTAGCATGGAAAAGGGCTATGGCGTCACTTAATGCAGCATTGGCTGTCAAGATGGCCCAGACCAAATCACTTTCTAAATCAGCTGCGGCACGCCCAAATAATTCGGGAAGTCTGGTGAACGCTCCGAGGTCATCGTTAATAATCACCTGACGAGTGATGCCAACAATCTTGGCATAACTTGCTAGTTGATATTTCTCAGCACCCTCACCAATGGTACCCCTTTTTACTTCCCCATCTTCTCCAACAAGCTCAAGAGCCGGTGCTCCACCTAGCGACACACGAGAGACTTGTTTAAAATCTGGAAGATCAGCCTCTCTCACGATTGGGACATATGTTTTGGGCGCTGATTCATAGGCTTGTCTTAGGGTTTTATTTGCAATATTGGCCAACACATTTGGAAAATCAGAGGTGGAATGAAGCGCACGACTTGAGAGCTCCATTTTTGTAAGCCCACGAGTTCTAACCCCGCTTGCTTCACAAAAAACCCGAGCAATTTCCATCAGGCTCATGCCCCGAAATTCCATACCTTTTTCAGAGAGCTTAAATTCTTGGGGTTTAAATCTGTGAAGAAGAAATTGCTCTGCCCCTTCCATTCTGGCCTCGCGGGTTTGATCCCCACCCACCTCAACTTTGACCTGACTTCTGGTTTGGACGGCTTCTTCTTTTTTAGCCCACTCGTCAATGATAAGCTCGCGGGCCTTCTCAACCGTAACGCCGGTTTCAATGAGCTTATGGGCAAAATCCTCTTCTAATTTTGCAGTCCTTGTGGACTTTAGAATTTCACTCACTCGTTTTCGTTCAACATCGATGGCTTCTGATTTTAATTTCTCAAGATTTGGCGGGGTTTCAGCCCTGACCTGATTTTCAGGTGTGGGCTTATCGATTTGATTCTCAACCTTAGTTTCTTTTTCCATTTTCCTTACCTCCGTAAGAGTTTTTTCAATTTCGTTGATAAAAATGCACTCGTTGATTTCATTTTCTTTAGCCCTTAGACCTGCTCCGCTGTCTGCTCCTACGGGAACAAGGGAAATTTCCATCGGCTCCCAATCTGTGGCGAGATATGTGGGAATTGATTCGTTATCCCCTTGAGGTTGGCGCTCGTATTTATAAACGGCATAACCAACAGAAATGTTTTTCAGGATTCCGTTTTTCACATCATTAAAAATACTTTGAACATCTTCCCTGTCAGAAAATCTCACCAGCGCTCTGCCTTCAGAGTTTTGAAGCCACGCTTTTTGAACAACTCCAAGCACAGAATCCAAAGAATACTGATCATGCACCGCTAGGAAGGGAGCAGCTCCGCTGTTAAGTCTTTCAAGCCTTACATTTTTGGGATCAAGCGATAGGGTTTCAAAAAACGGGTCTGAGAAAAAAGGACATCTTTTAACGGGAGCCCCGGTACTCCAGACCACCTCTACTGATTTATTTTTTTCATCAATCGTTGATGGTTGAAAATCAGCCCTCAATTGCATTTTTGGAATTTGAGTTTTACGGTTAATCATTTATGCTCCTCCGGCGGCGGCGGCTGCAACGTTAATCGGGCCGCCAGCTTGTGAAGTTTTACGAGGATCAGAATCAAGAATAAGTCCCAAGGAATCTAAACGCTGATTGTCCTGGTTCATTTCCTCAAATTGTTGCTCAGGGTCATATCCCTGCTGACGAATGGCCTCGCTTTGCGTGAGAAGACCTGAGCGGATGGCATCCCTTGTAGCAGAGACCTCTTTTGCGGGATCAATCATCTCCCGCCTAGGTGGAGTCCATGTGGCAACAATGCCCGTTATGTCATTCCCTAAAAGGCTTGCTGCCTCTAAAAACCACTGCCATATGGGGTCACAAAACCTCGGGATGATTAGGTTCCAACGCCATTGTTCAATATTTCGCTGAAATTCAAGCCAGCCCATTCTTCCAGATGAAAAATTCACCTGAGACAAATCACCAGTAAGTGCTTCATAGGGGATTCCAAAACCAATCGCTATAGCGTGAAGGGTAATGCTAGAGAATTGCGCGTAATCGGAAAGCTGTGGAGGGTTGGGAAAGGTTATGTCTTTCCCAGGTGGAAGAGCTTCAATAGCACCAGGTTCAATTTTATCCCCTAAACTTGTTTGAGCCGAAGTCAAATCAACGGGTGTTTCAATATCTCTTATAAATGCCGCAAAGCAGGCCGCAATTTTTTGCCTGACAATCTGAGCATCTTCAAATTCGTCAAAGTCCCTTAATTTAAGCATAATGGGGGCGCTCCAAGGAACGCCTCTCACTTGACCGGGCCTATCTACCCTATAGAGATGAAGAATTTCAGAAGCATCAACACGGGATGATTGAAGGCCAAAACTTGTAACCAGAGCATTGTTTCCCGGATGCTCCTTATATAAATAATAAGCAACACGCCTCCCCAACACATCAAACTCGATGCCTTGAATAATATAATTTCCAGAATTCGATATTTTTCCTTCACGGAATGTATCGATAAAATCAGGCTCTAAAATTTGGAGTTGAAATGGGACTGTCGTTTTGTCTTGCGAGAATCGTCGTCTGCGTCTGACAAGAACTTCTCCGCTCTCAGCGATGGTCCTCATCACAAGTGTTTGAAGTCCGTAGAAATCATTCACTCCGTCAGCATCACACTCTGTTGTTTCTGCCCATTTCTTCCAAAGCCCCGATATTTTTAAAGACTGATTTTGGTTTTTACTTTTTGCATTTGGGATAATACCTGTGCCAATGGTGTTGGCTGAAATTATTTGAATGGCACGCGAAGCATAGGGATTATTTCTAACAAGGTCTCGCGATCTGTCTCGAAGGCGCGGTAAAATGCCATGTGTTTCTGCATTGGCCGAAGTGTTAGAAGTAAGCCAGCCGCCAGTCCTGTGACTTGAAGTGGCCCCTTCATATTTTCTTTTTGAGAAATCAGATAAGGTTTTTTCTAAAAGCCTGGCTCTCGCTCGCCTCACACCGACTGTGGGACTAACAAAACTTATGGCTTTATCGAGAAAATTAGCCATCCGTCCCCTTAGAGGTTGTCATGTAAAATCTGTTTCCCTCGCCGGACTTGATAACGCCTAGGTCTTTTCGCATGAGATCTCTGATCCTGAGCATTTCGTCCAAGGATCGATAGATGACTTCTTTATCAGCGTACTTAACTCTCAATGCCCCTTGAGAAATGGCAAGTTCAAGTGCTGTAAGCTGGTCAGACGTGTAGGACACATTTTTCCTTTGAAATATGTTTCTTTCTTCCTATTTTGCGGAATATTTGAAAAATATTTCAATTGCTCATTAGTGCCCTAGTCTTTAGTGGATAAAATTTGAGAGTTCTACCAGAAAGAACTTTTCTTTTTGGAAACCGGATTGACCTGCTCATTGTTACCCTGCTTGAGATTTTTTATTTGAACGTATTTACTTAAAATTTCATTCCACTGAGATTCACTAAACCGATCCATCCCAAAAGCATTGGCCGCAGCTCGTGCGTACACCCTGCAATCTAAGGC